AGCGGAGACCGATTCCGGATCCCTCATACTGAGCGAACACCACCGGAGAGACATCGAAAATCTCACCGTCCAGGAGTTCGCGGAGGGGTTTCTCCTCCGGTTCCTCGGTCCACCGCTCACGCGTCGCGATGAACGCGAAACTCGCGCCGTTCACCTCGCGCCGTTTGATGAGGTTCCGGAGATACTCCACATCATCCGAGTCCAGAGGCGAGGCGACCGCCGTGAGTCCACTGTTTGATTCGGAGAGGGTGAGGGACGGTGGTTCCGCCGTGGTCCTCCCGAGCGGGAATTGACCGCCGCGTCCGTGGTCATACCATGCGACCACATCCGCTCCCTCGCGGATCGCACGTGAGAAAAATCCCGGACGGATCACCTCCCGAAACCATCCTACGTCCGTCTCCTGATCGTAGGGGATGAACATGACGATCTCGCCGTTCTCCCCATCGGCGCGGATCTCCACTTCCAGAGACCGGCGCTCATATCCCTCCCGGAGAGGCGCGTTTTTGTTTTCCCTGTTCATGATTCATCTCCAATCACGGGAACGATCATACAGTCACACCCTCGACACAGCGGAGCGTGATTGACCTCGGACGCCGGTTCGATGGTGTCCCCGTTCGCGGTGAACACCTCTCCGGCGGTGAGGAACGGGTCCCCGATTTCCCGAATTTCTCCGTCCAGTTTTCGAGAGAATGGACATCCGCGCTCTCCGGCGCGCCACCGCCACCGCCTCACACCGAGCGCCGTGAACGCGACGCGAGTGAACGCCTCACCCGCTCGAACGGTCTCCTGATCCCGCCACCGAAACGATCGGAGCTCTTTCCACTCCTGGAGGACCTCGCGGACCGCCGCGATGGGATCCGCCTCCTCATCGATCGCTCGGATCGCCGCTCCGATCACGGTCCCCGCCGCGACGCCGGTCCATTCCCGAGCGCGTCCCTTTTCCCCGGTGAGATAGTCCTGAGCGAACGCGGTGAGCGAGGACCGGTCCACCATCCCGACCTCACCCGTGAGGTCCTCCGCCGCGTCGCCGTGACCCTGAGCGATCACCTCCAGGACCGGCGCGAGCTTGTCTCGGATGAATCCGAGGTGTTTCTCATAGAACTCGGTGACCCACGATCGCCACCGCTCCACGTCCGGCGAGTCACCTTTGAGGATCCGATCGGCGGCGCGTCCGACATCCGCCGCCTCCCGCGCCGCGATTTCCCGAGCGCGATCCTCGATGAGTCTCGCGTATTGAGTTCGGAGGCGGGACCTCACCATCCGATAGCGGTCCTCGAACTCCTCGTTCCGGAGTTCGAACCGCTCCAACCGGTGACGGAGGTCGGATCGCTCATCGGGTTCCGGCGGCGGTTCCTCCGCCGGAGTCGCGGTGAGGGTGATCCAGTTGAGCGGGATGTGGCGGAGGTCTCCCTCCGGCCCGATCTGATTCATGTTTTTGAGGGAGAGGAGATCGTTCACGGAATAGAGACCGATCTCACGTCCGATCCGAAACCCCTCCATCTGAGCCTTGAAATCGCCTCGGAGAATCCCCTCAGCGATATGTTCGATGAAATATCGGTTCTGTTCCTCCCGCGTGAGGAGGGAGGCGGCGAGCCTCTGTTCCCACCGCGTCAACCACGGGAGGAGGGTGTCCGTGAGATATTCGAGACCTTGATGTTCGATGTTTGAGAACGTCGCTCGCCGGAGCGCGCCGAGCTTGTGAGGTGGCATCCGGAACCACCGTCCCACGTCCTCCGTCGAGAACTCGCGGGATCCGAGGAGTTGAGCGTCCTCGGGATTGATCCCGATTTTCTCGATATCCATTCCCTCCTCCAGGATCCCGAGGAGGTGTGAGCGTTCGAGTCCTCGGAGGCGGGACTCCCATGATTCGCGGATGTTTTTCCCGACATCCTCTTTTCCCTTGAAACTCTGCGAGGTTTTCAGGACCACGCGAGGCGTCGCATCATTCGCAAAAAACGTCCCCGCGTACACCTCCGCCGCCTCCGCGAGCGCGATGGTCTGTCTCCCCTGGATGACCGGAGAGTAGCCTCGCCGCCCATCGAACCCGAGTCCCCGGAGGTGACAAACCTGATCCATGAGGAGGATCCGCGTTTGACCGTTCCCGAGGGTGTACTCATAGAACCGGCGTCCGTTCGTGTTCTCCCCGTCCTCGAACCTCACTCGGTCCGGACGGAGCGGCCACAGAGAGAGGACCCGGTTCGCCCGGTCGCGCTCGATGAACAGGTATCCGTTCCCCGTTCCCACGAGGTGAGCGCCCACGGTCTCCCGTAGCTCGAACGAGGTCATCTCCGGGTTAGGCGCTCGGTGGAGGATCCGGAAAAGCGAATGATTCTCCGCTTTCTCCCTCCCCTCCGCCGTCCGCTCGAACATGAACAGAGGGAGTTTCGCGCAATCCTCCGCGATGATCCTGACACAAGCGTAGAACGCGGAGACCTTCATCGCGGAGTGGTTCGTGACGTTGCGTCCGGTTGCCGCTTTGAACTGATCGAGCATCCGAGACCACCACTCATCCCACCGTTCCGCAACGCCTCTCTCCTCGCTCCGCCTCCCCGAGAACATCCGTCTCACTGTGTTCGTCAGACTCACAGGATCCCCCGATCCTCATAGACGCTCGCGTTGTCACCGTGGAGCATCGCTCGCGAGAGCGAGATGATCGCCGCCACGATGGGATCAATCCTCCCGCCGGATGATTTCCGCGAGGGTTTGATGTTCTCGTTCGCGTCTGTCCAGATTGACACATTCCCCGCCGCCCACGTGAGGACGGGATGATCCCCGTGGCGAACGAATTCCATACACACGAGCCTCTCAAACTCTTTCGAGGGAGCGGACATTCCGCCCACCGCTTGACTCACCTTTACCATCGTGAACCCGTCCCGCTCCTGGAGATCGTTCACGAGGTTCGCCGCGTTCCACGGATCGAATCCGATCTCCTGGATCTCATAGAGTTCCGAATCCGCGTTCACCTGAGCGCGGATCGCGTCATAGTCGATCACATCACCATCCGTCGCGAGGAGGAGTCCATCATCGATCCATTGCTGATAAGGTTTCCGGTTGACCCTCGCGAGGCGCTCCACGCGCTCCTGAGGGACCCAATACCGCCCGATGATATAGGACCACGGTCGGTCATCGATCGGCGGAAACCACAGGGACCACGCGGCGAGATCGGTGGTGGAGGCGAGGTCCAGTCCCCCGTAGCACGGTCTCCCGATCAACATGTCCGGATCGAACTCGCCTCCACACGCTTTCCACTTCTCAGCATCGATCCACCTCTCAACGGCGGTGGTCCACTGACCACACCGGAGACGGCGGAACGCGCCGATTCGGGACGGTTGTTCTTTCGCTCGCTCGGACTCGGTGTGGAGGTCCTCATACTGGAGGGAGACTCCGATGTTCGGATTCCCCATTTCCCACGTCTCCGGGTCACTCCAATCCGCGTCCGGCGGCGGTTCGGCGATGTACGCGAAGTATTGATCATCCTGGAGATCCCCCTCCAGGACCCTCCCACAGTATTCCCGCTGTTCCCAACACACACCATCGAGACCCGCTCCGGGAGTGGTGATCTGGAAAAACAGAGGTTGCGTCCGCGCTCCCATCCCCGTTTCCAGGACTTCCCACAGACCCGGATTTTTCCACTTGTGTAGCTCATCGGCGAGGACGCCGTGAGGACCGAGACCGTCCTGTTTCTCATCGTCCGCCGCGAGCGGTTCGAACAGGGATCCGATCTCGGAACAATAGATGTTATTTGTCCGGGAGTGACGCCGTCCGCCGATCACCTCCACGAACTCGATGAGCGGCGAGGTCCTCACCATCCGCGCCGCCTCATCGAACGCGAGTTTCGCTTGATCACGTTTCGTCGCGGCGGTGTAGACCTCCGCTCCCGGTTCGCGATCGGCCACCGTGAGGAGGAGACCCACTCCGGCGGCGGTCTGAGTTTTCCCGTTTTTCCTCCCCATCTGGAGATAGCCGAACCGAAAACGGCGGAACCCTCCCGACCGTTTCCAACCGAATAGCGAGCGGATGATGAATTCTTGCCACCGCTCCAACACAAAAGATTGACCCGCCCATTTTCCCTTGGAATGACTGAGGAATGTCGCGAAAAACTGGACCGCCCGATCGGCGGCGCGATCATCGAAATAGAGATCCCGCTCATGACCCGAACGGAGATCCGCCGCGTGGCGCTCATAGGCGAGGCGTTCGAGTGTGCCGATTGTTCGATGCGAGGGAGGTTGCTCCCACTCAAACGCCGGTGACCGGCGCGGTCTACCCACTTTTCGGGAACTCCGTCACGTTCTCTTCGGGATCCGCTCCCTCCGGCGGATCATCGCCGAACAGGAACTCCGAGGTTTTCGAGGTCGCTCCGAGATCGCCGAGAGTGATCCGCGCTCGCGCCGCCGGAGTCATCCCGAACTCGATCATGAATTTCCGACATGAGTCCAGGGCGGAAAGGAGAGTCGCCACCTCCGGACGCTGTTTCTGTCCCCCCTGAGCGGTCTCGACATGGAGGGACTCCTCACCGAGGAGATACTCATGAGCGCGCCTCGCGAGCGAGAACGCGAGACAGTAACCCACGAGAGCGGAGCGGTCCGCTTTCGTGATCATTTTGTTCGCCTTGAGTTGAGGGTGAATCCGTTTCCACTCGGTCCGAGCGAACCCGTCCATCCATTTCGGCGCGCTCGCGGTCCCGTCGAAAACCGGCGAGGAGGTGTTCAGAGGACGCCTCCCCGGATTCCCCTGTTTCTGTTTCACCTCGGTCGGTTTCGGTCTGCGACTCATACCGCCTTCCCGTTGAACCGGATCGCCCGGTGGTCTTCCTGGACTCCCCGCGCCTCCATCCGGATCCAGAACCATCGCTCGCCGAACTGATCGAGTGGATCTCCGATCGAGACCTCCGCGACCTCGCCGAACCCGTCCCCCGAGGACACGCTCCACCACGGAGCGAGGGAGACCGGCGTGATCATCGTCCGCTCCGCCCGAAACGCCGCGACCGCTCCGGTGGCGATCGCCGCGATGGTTCCGAACAGTTTTCTCCGTGTGATCATGTGTCCTCCTGAATCGGGAACAGTTCCCCCCGAGCGGTCCGAGGGGATTCAGCGTCCATCTGAGCGATCACGCGGCGGAGTTCCCGGACCCGGTCACAGAGGCGATCCCACCGACCCCCGTCCTGAGAATCCACGGGATCGAACTCCAGGACCACCGCTCGCGCCGCCGCCTCCAGGGGAAACGGTAACTCATCCGAATTCTCCTCAGTCTCAACTAAATCCCGAGACATGAGAAACACCCTGGAGGGCACGGAGGGACGGTCTGTCTCATGAACGCCTCAAATCCCGTGAAAAAAAGGACCCGAATCGCGACACAC